CGGTCGTTCTTGTTGGCCCCGGTGAAGTGCTCCTTGAGGATCGTGCCACGGGACCCGAGGAAGTTTCTCAGGTCGCGGTTCTGCGTGACCATCAGGTTCATCGCGTTCTTCTCGATGACCCACTCGTTCATGTGGTACTTGACGGTCCAGTCCTTGATCTTGTCGAAGAGGTCGTCCGGCTTCTGGTTACCTGCTGTCCATACGTCGAGTACGTACCGCACGCCGGTCATCCTGTCGACGCCTAGAACGAGCGCCGCAGCGTAGCCGGTGATAGCCGGGTCGAAACCGCCCACGACGTACAGACCGTCCATTCCGTGCGGCCTGTGGCCCGGAGCACCGGACGACATGAGTCCAGCAGCTCGCATCCCGTCGATGCTGGCCGCCACCTTGTCCGAGGGGAAGATGGCATCTTCTACCACCTGCTCCTGCTGGTAGACCATCTTCCAGTTCTGGGGGCTGGACGTCGCTCGCCTTCGGGCGAGCGCCTTTCCGGAGTGCCAGGGGTAGAGTCCGTCTGCTCCTGCTTCCACCAGCTTTCTTGCTCCGAGCGAGACCGGGGGTCGGTTGGTGAAGGGTGCGAGAACAACCCAGTCATCGGGGTCCTCTGCGAACTCCAGGACGGCAGGTTGGGTGAGGTAAGTCCAAGGACTCTCTTCGTCCTGTCCGTACCATTCAGGCTTCTGGATCTCCGAGTAAAGCTCCACAGGGGCCAGGCGCGTGCCCACGAGTAGAAGAGTTCCTCCCGGGTAAGAGAGTCGGTTGATGACCTCTCGCTGGATCCAGTCGATCTGCTTCTCGAACTCATGGGCGTTCTTTCCTGTCACGGTGTCGTCGAGGATGATGAGGTCAGCGCGGTTACCGTAGATCTGGCCGTTCATGCCGAGAGCCTGGACCGTAGGGGTAGCTTCACCCGAGTCTCGGGCTTCGGCGTTCACGTAGATGCTGTCCGCTGTCCAGGACGCTGAGTTCGCGTCGAACCCGCCTTCTGGAGCGAAGTCCATCTGAAGCTTCTTGTACGCGTAGTTCGCACCGGCCAGGCGATCCTTGATCGCCCGGAGGAACCGCTTGGCCATCTCCTGAGTCTGCGAGACGATGATGATGCGGATGTTCGGGTCCTGGCAGACTCGGTACGTGACGTAGTTCGTGGTGATCGTCGTAGACTTCGCGTGCTCCGGGGGGGTGTTCACGATGACCATGCCAGGGTCGCCCTGCTTGAAGATCTGCGAGGGGTGCAGGTTCCTCGGCTCACGCCCTTCGAGGATGTCGTACCACTGGAGCTGGTGGTTGAACAGCGTGGTGTCCAGATACTCCTGGCAGAACTCCGGGAACGAGGGCATCCCCTCGCGAGCCTTGGCGGCTCCCTCGGTGGTCTTCATCAGCTTGAGCCGGTCCATGTCCGTACGGAACTGGACGTCCGACTTCCGGTAGTAGCTGATGTTGTTCTCGTGGATCTGGAGGTCCCTGCAAGCCTGAGCTGCGCTCAGGCCTTTCGCCAGGTACGAGAGGATCGTGTCCTTCTTGTCCTGGGTGGACCTGTTGACCTTCCGACCCGGCTTCTTGCGGATCTTGGCAGGAGTAACCTCCTTGCCGTCCTCGTCGATGTAGATCTTAGCCATCTGTGGGCCCCCTTCAGGGGGGCCCTCGTCAAGGGCCCTTATAGTCTCTTAGAGTCTCGGAGGAGTGTAGTGAGTGTCTACAGCGTAGTAGACGCTTGCGGCCTGAGGGCCGCTGCGCTTGGAGCGGAGGATAGATTCCGCAGAGGAGTCCTTAAGGTCTCTTACAGTCTTGCGAAGCTTCCGTAGTCTCGTAGGGCGCCCCCCTTAGGGGGTGCACCCACGCCGTCTCGGTAGTAGCGCTAGTAGCTTCTGTGTGGTCTCACTTATAGAGGAACCCACTTTGAGGCACTTGCCGCGCGGACCGTTGCCAAAGCTTTACCAACTATCTACGGAGAGTGAGCGTATCAAGCTTACATGGTGTACAGAGAGTGATGTACGTGTAGTGGGTCACCAATCTATGACGGACTTGGATGGGGTCTCACACACCTGTGTGCGGCCCAGTTTAACAACCCCCGGGTGACTGTGTGCCACCACCTCACCACATGGTGTGACATGTCCAGATTGCCAGGATGTGCAGGAGATGTGAAGGATGTGTGCGTTGCGTGGGCGTGGGCTGGGCTGGGGGGGGCTGCTCTGTTCATGTACATAGATGAGGCTTGCACTATGTATACGTATGCGTGTGCATGCATAGGCATGTGTCCGATATGGCCAGCATACGCGAGGATATTGTCCATTATGTACAGCATCTGCGCCCATATGTCTGAGATGCGCAGGAGAGGACTGTCTATCGGCCCACTGCCTGTTGGCCCACTGTCCAGTACCCACCCCTACGCGTACGTACGTGCGCACGGGCGCACGGTTCCACCTCTTCAGAGTGTGGCCCGCTGCCCGTGTCCGTTCGCAAACGTCGGGATGATCATGCCTACGAAGATGTTTCAACGGATGTTCCGGAGGATGACCATGGAATCAAACAACCCCTGCGGGCTGCGACCTGCGATCCCTCTGGTTCTGTACAGAACGTACGACCTTTGCTCCTCTTCTCTCCTCCGCCCTCCTGACCTGCGTGTCCCTAGATCTTTCGGGGAATCTTCCGGACATCCAGGGCATCCTGGACCCGTTACTGCCGTGAAGTCCTTGATCGAACAGAGCCCCGCAAGGGCTCTGACCTGGTGTTGTTGACAGACCTAGGAGCAAAGGCGCTTACTTAGGTCATCGCCACACAGCAACACGAAGGACCGGAGAGCAGGCCCCGCGAGTCGGACGGGGGGAGCGCGAAGGGACCTCACGGCGGTTTGACAACTCCACACGCAAGCCGGGCGAGGAAGTCCGGGGGTAGATAGGCCTTAGCTAGGCAGCGGGACGCGTATCCAGGTAGTCGGCATCACCTGCGAGCGCAGCGCAGCGAGGCACACCCGAGAGGCTAGTAACCTCCTAACAACTCTCTCTACGCCTCTTAGGCGGCCCTCAGGGGCCGCTGTGGGGGCACTCCCATACTCAAGGGCTCTGAGGCTGTTACAGGCCGACTGAGACCCTTGAGAGTGGCGGGTGAGAAGCTAGCTCCCGGAACGAAAAGGAAGCCGACAGCCCTCGGGCCCAGGTGGACAGTTTCAGGGTCCACGGTGACCCTCATAGGCGCAGTGATCTGCTCACCTTCCGCTCTGGGCGGCCCTACAGGGGCCGCTCCGTACAAGGGAGAGAGCATGTTGTACACAGTCACGCTCATCGACGACCGCAACAACCAGAAGCTCCGTGGTCAGGAGTGGAACGAGGTTTCCAGCCTCTTCCAGTGCGACGAGCACCAGTACGACGCCGACGCAGAGTGCGCTGTCTGCGTCGAGCATGACGAGGTCCTTGACGCTCTCGCTATGGACGGCCACTACTACGCGGCTGGCACGGTGTACTCGCCGTACTACGGCGAGATGGCCAACTGGACGACGCGAGTCACCAAGGAGGACTGATCATGGTCAAGGCAGTATTTCAGCCTGGAGACGAGTTCATCGACCGTCAGTGGGACGAGGAGGGCGAACACTGCCTGATCCTCGCTGTAAACGTCGGATTCAGCGCCCAGCTCTACGAAGTCAAGTGGGGCGACGGTGCGATCACCTACGAACGGGCCGACTACCTCCGTCAGCTTGAGAAGATCTAGTCTGAAGCCAGACCGAACGCATCTCTAGCAGGTGCGTTCGAGCGGCACTTCAGCCGACAGCAGGGAGAGAGACTATGTACACGATCATGACGGTCATCGACAAGCAGGTTATCGGCCTCTACGCCGACGCCGAGTGGCGCGACGTGATCGACTTCGCTACCGAGGTCGATGAGTTCGAAGAGGAGTGGGTAGACCACAACTTCATCGAACAGGTCAGGGACACCGGTGAGGCCGTGAGGCGTCACCATGACGGTGTCGGCACCGTGGTCCGCGTCGCCTTCCGCAACCCGATCGCGCTCGACAAGCATTGAGACCACCTTTGATCCACGACCTCCGGGCCGTGGGTCTTAGCGGCATCTCAACGCCGACAAAGGGAGAGAGACATGTTCAACAGCATCGAAGACATCAAGGCTGCCAACGAGGCTGCTGGCCAGCACTGGTTCGCTCCGGACACGATGCGCTTCTTCAACAGCCGCGTACTGTCCGGGCTGATCCACGGCAAGGGCGAGACGTTCTTCATCTCCTCAGAGAAGCGCGAGCCCTCCGAGCACCGGATGTACACAGTCCGAGCGGCCTTCGACGATGGCGCGGTCCACACCGCGTCGGAGTTCATGCAGTTCCACACCCCGGAGGGTGCCCGCAAGGCGGCCCGCAAGC